AGATGACATCATTCCAGAGACTGACGAAACTGTAGTCCTCGAAGATACACCTGAAGAGGACGAAGGTGATGTTACTGTTCGTGCCATTCTCGAAACAATTCGGGGAAAGTGGACGAAAGCATCAGATGCACGGATCAATGACGAAAAGCGTTGGTTGAGCGCTTATCAGAATTACCGTGGTATGTACTCTGACGACATGTCATTCACAGAAGCTGAAAAGTCTCGTGTGTTTGTGAAGGTGACTAAGACAAAGGTACTGGCTGCATACGGTCAGATCACCGATGTGTTGTTTGCCAATAACTCGTTCCCACTCAGCATCGAGCCTACCGAACTTCCAGAAAAAGTTGCTGAAGCTGTACACTTCGATAGCCAGCAGCAACAACAACAACCCCCCTCTTCTCCATATGGCTTTCCGGGCGACGGACAAGGCCTTCAGCCGGGTGATACACTCAATACCCTTATGGATCGTTTAGGGCCACTCAGCGACCCTCTGAGCGAGATTGAAGGGGTAAAGGAAGGCGCAGGAGCTACTCCATCTTCAGCCACATTCTACCCAGCTATGTTGGCTGCAAAGAAGATGGAGAAGAAGATCAAAGACCAGCTAGAAGAAAGCAGTGCAAGTAAGCATCTTCGTAGCTCTGCCTTCGAGATGGCTTTGTTTGGTACGGGCATTATGAAAGGCCCGTTTGCTGTAGAGAAAGAATATGCGAACTGGAACGACGACGGTGAGTACGATCCGAACTTCAAGCTTGTACCGCAAGTAAGTCACGTTTCGCTTTGGGACTTCTACCCAGATCCAGACGCCACGAATATGGACGATGCTAACTACGTTTTCCAAAGACATCGTCTGAACCGTAGCCAGCTTCGTGAACTAAAAAAGCGTCCGCACTTCCGCCCTGATGCAATCGATATGTGCATCGAGATGGGTGAGAACTTTACCCGCGAATACTGGGAAGACACGCTACGCGACTATCAGCAGTATCAGGATGTAGAGCGTTTCGAAGTTCTGGAATACTGGGGCTGCTTTGATAAGTACTATCTGGAAGACAACGGAATAGAACTACCCGAAGGATTGCAGGATGCAGACGAGATCCATGCTAATGCATGGGTGTGCAACAACAAACTAATCCGCTTGGTTCTAAATCCATTCAAGCCTATGCGCATTCCTTATATGGCTGTGCCGTATGAGATGAACCCATACAGCTTCTTTGGTGTGGGTTTGGCAGAGAACATGGAAGATACGCAGATGCTGATGAACGGCTTCATGCGTATGGCAGTGGATAACGCTGTTCTGTCGGGCAACCTGCTTATCGAGATTGATGAAACGAACCTAGTTCCGGGTCAGGATATGGCTATCTACCCCGGCAAGGTGTTTCGCCGTCAAGCAGGCGCACCTGGGCAAGCAATCTTTGGGACAAAGTTTCCGAATGTTGCTGGTGAAAATATGCAGTTGTTTGATAAAGCACGACAGCTTGCTGATGAAAGCACAGGCTTCCCTTCCTTTGCACATGGTCAAACCGGCGTTACGGGCGTAGGCCGTACAGCATCGGGCATATCGATGCTGATGAACGCCGCCAGCGGTAGCATCAAGACTGTCATCAAGAACATCGATGATTATCTGCTGCGACCACTGGGCGAAGGTTTGTTCCAGTTTAATATGCAGTTTGACTTCGACCCCGAAACTAACGGTGATCTCGAAGTTAAAGCGCGTGGCACAGAAAGCCTGATGGCTAACGAGGTCCGTAGCCAGCGTCTCATGCAGTTCCTGCAAATCACTAGCAATCAGATGCTAGCTCCGTTTGCAAAGACTTCGTACATCATTCGAGAGATTGCAAAGTCGCTGGAACTCGATCCAGAAAAAGTCACCAACAATATGGAAGAAGCCATGCGTCAGGCACAGCTTCTTGCACAGACGGGTGGCATTCAAGCAATGGCCGAGCAGCAGGCAGCACCGGCTGGGGCAAACCCAGCAGATCCAACAGGTACTGGCGGCGGCACAATCGGAACTGGCGTAGCACCTGCGCCGGGTGAGCCGGGATTCACAGGAAATAATGGACCGCAAAATACTCAACAGCCTGAAGCCGCAGGTCAACAACAACCGCCAATGGCAGGCATTCAATAATTACGTAGATGAACTTGTTGCTCAACATCACAGAACATTAGAGCAGCAAACAAACCCTACAGACATTTACCGCACCCAAGGTGCAATCACCGCGTTGAAGCGTATGAAAATGCTTCGAGAAGAGGTTAATGCTGATGATGGAATATAGAGAAGGTGGACTGAAAGATCAGGGCGGTTCTGTTGACCCTGTTTCAGGCAATGAAGTGCCACCCGGCGCACTGAAAGAAGAAGTGCGAGATGACATCGATGCACGACTTAGCGAGGGCGAGTTTGTATTTCCGGCAGATGTTGTTCGATACATAGGCTTAGAAAAGCTAATGATGATGCGGCAGCAGGCTAAAGTTGGTTTGTCTCGAATGGAAGACATGGGCCAGATGAGCAACGCCGATGAAGCGATAATGGAAGACGACGTACCCGCTGACGTATTTGATATGCCAGACGATATGGATGTCCCCGCTGTTATGATTGCCGAACTAGAGATGGCCGAGGGCGGCGACGTAAAAGGCGAAAAAAGATATAAATCATTCCGCGAGTTGATGGGTACAGATGGCGATAAAGCGGAAATCGTTACTTATGTAAATGATGCAGGTCGTAAGATTATTATAATGCACATCAATGGTGCTCCTGTATCTCAAGTGCCTGAAGGCTTCTACCCAGAAGGTTCTGATCCTACTGATGATCCGGCAGTTCCTGATCCTGCCCCAACTGCTCCGCAGCAGCCGGGAGTGCAGCAGCCGCAAGTACAGCAAGAAGACGATGATCCTGATCCGGACACACCTAGCGCAACTATTGTGACGGGCGGGTTTATATCCAATGGTCGCATTGTGGGCGGAACTACGTGGGGTATTAGCTACGAGTTTGACGGCAGAGTTAATCTAAAGAACTCAGAATACGGCGAGATTCAGCTAACGGCTGAAGAAGCAAAAAGCCTTGATCTCGGCAGTAAAGGAATTGGGGGTTTCTTCTCGGCCCTTACCCCTGACGGAGTTAAGAAAAGCAAAGAAAGAACGGCTTCGTTAAATAGTGGATCAGCCGCAGATCCCGGCTCAGGTAATGCAATACACAAAGCTTTGGTAGAAAGAGCAGGTCTGCAGCAAAAAGGTAAAGAGTTTGTTGAAGGCGGCTCTCCTGAGATGGGCCTTAAAGACAGCATCAAATCTATTTTTGGAGATGGTCCACGCAACGAACTTCAAGATGCTTTAGCTCAAGCGCTAGGCAAAACATCGAACATGTTTACCGAAGCCGATTATGCAATCATAGGATTGGCGCTGCAGGGTGGTGTTCAAACCCACACAACCGGCTTGGGCAATGTTGACACTACTAAGATAGACGCAGTTCAAACGCTTCTAAATCAAATAGAAGGAAGCGGTGTGCAGCGGTTTATGCAGGATGACGATCCGGGTGATGCTGGAGGTGGTGCAGGTGTTACGGGTTCTGGCCTAGATATGACGCCCCCAACAGCACAAGCTCCAGATGGCCCAGATGGTCCGGGATTCAATACACCTATATTCGGAACACAACCACCTCCAACAGGTCCGGGTGGCGATCAACCTTTGCCTACTGTGCCGCAGCCGAATGTCGATCCAAGACCGACTAATCAGTACAACCCCGATCCGGATGACGATACAACGCCGACAGCGCCACCAAGCTACGCTAATCTTTCTGGTATGTCTCTTAGCCGTGCGCCGGGTGCTGATAGGGGGGATCTTTATGAATTTGATGACCGAAGACCAGTAAGTGATCCAAGGCCTACCAATCAGTACTCATTCTCGTCATCACCATCGATGTCTACACCAACAAATTTTGAACGGACCAGCACACCTTTTAATGCAGGTGGGCTGGGTACGAAGAAGCGAAAGGGATTGGCTTCAAGAAAATAATCCCACAATTGGCAACCTATCCCCCTGCACTGGCTACGGTAGCCCCAATTACGGAGTAAGACATGGCAGAGATCGCCATTAAAGAAGAAAAGAAAGTAAAGGTACGTCCTATGATGTACCGGAACACCAAGACCGTCGAAGACGAAGAGCGCGAACTGGCAGAGATGGAAGCGCAACTCGCAGGCGAAGAGCAGGCAGAAGCAGAAGCTAAAGAACAGGAAATCGCTGAACATGATGCGAACCTGACTGCTGAAGAAAAAACCTTCAAGAAGCGGTACGGTGATCTTCGCCGTCATTCGCAAAAGCAGAAGGAAGACTTCGAGAAAGAACTAGCTGACATCAAATCACAGCTAGCTCAAGCAGCACAGCAGTCTATTCAACTGCCCAAGACCGAAGCAGAGATTGACGCTTGGTCAAAAGAATACCCTGATGTTGCAGCTATTGTTGAAACCATTGCCACTAAGAAGGCACGGGAACAACAGACACATCTTGAAGAGCGGATGAAACAAATTGATGAGATGCAGAATGCTGCAACTCGCGATAAAGCAGAAGCACAGCTTCTCAACATTCATCCGGATTTTGAACAGATTAGGGATGACGATGCATTCCATGACTGGGCAGAAGAACAGCCCAAGTGGGTGCAGCAAGCACTGTACGAGAACGAAGCTGACGCAAGGTCTGCTGCTCGTGCCATCGATCTTTACAAGGCTGACATGGGTCTTACCAAAGCAGGTAAGAAAAAAGGCAGGCCTTCTAATTCAGATCGTGACGCTGCTATGGATGTATCGGTTCGATCAAACGTACAGATGCCCAAAGACAAAGGTACGATCTTAGAATCAGAGGTCGCTGCCATGTCAGACAAGCAATACGAAAAGATGGCGGATGAAATCAGTCAAGCAATGGAAGAAGGCAGATTCATCTACGACGTCTCAGGTTAATAGTGATTTAAAACTATTGACAAAAACCCATTCGTAGTATATAACTATGGATATTAATGGGGCAGTTTGTCTGCCCCGTTTGCCCCCACTCTTTGTGGCTACGCATTTCCGGAAATCGTTTTAAGAAACCACACTTCATTCAGAACACTCTATGCAGTCAGCCCCTTGGCCAAAGGTAACCTGACAACGCTAAGACCTCTGAACGCACTGGGGATTTCTTGCAGGACAGTGTCAATTCTGGCTCTGCCCTTTCGTGTAACTTTTCTTTGGATTGGAGAAATCTAATGGCTGCAGGTACAAAAATTTCCGCAACCACCTCCGGTCTTTCTGGACAGTTTACCAACGGCAATTTCTCGCCGATCATTTTCAGCAAGAAAGCGCAGGTAGCGTTCCGTAAGACCTCAATTGTCGAAGACATCACTAACAATGATTACTTCGGTGAAATCGCCAACATCGGCGACTCAGTTCGGATCATCAAAGAGCCGGACATCACTGTAAACGCGTACACTCGTGGTACGGACATCTCTCAGCAAGCTCTGACTGATGCCGATTTCACGATGATCATCGACATGGCGAACTACTTCTCGTTCAAGCTTGATGATCTGGAAGATGCCATCACCCATGTAAACTTCATGGAACTGGCAACTGATCGTGCGGCTTACAAAATCCGCGACAGCTACGACGCAGACGTACTCCAGTACCTCTGTGGTTACTCTGCCGTGGGTACTCGTAACACCACTGTTAAAGGCACTAAAGCCGACTCTAACGCGGGTTCAGACGAACTTCTTGCAGCTAACAAGCTGGACATCACCGACTTCGGTGGTTCAGACCTTGGCGTTGCTGGTGAAGTAACTGCTGTTCCGCTCGTAACTGGCGGTGGTACTTCTGGTAAGACAGATCCCCTCGAAGCACTCAACCGCATGAAGCGCGTCATGGATCAGGGCGATGTCCCTGCTGAAGGTCGCTGGATGGTGGTTGACCCAATCTTTGTCGAGAAGCTGATGGACTCCGGTTCTAAGCTGATCAACAACGATTTCGCTGGTGGTCAAGATGCTGGTGACGCAATGCGTAATGGTCGTATGGCCGGTACGCTCCGCGGCTTCCGCATGTACGTTTCAAATAACCTGCCAACAGTTGGTACAGGTCCGGGTACGGTTCTGGCAACTGGTTCGGAGACGAACTTTGGTGTGGTTGTTGCTGGTCATGACGCTTCTGTGGCAACTGCCCAGAAGATCAACAAGACCGAAACATACCGTGACCCAGACTCGTTCTCAGACATCGTTCGCGGCCTACACATGTATGGTGCGAAGATTCTGCGTCCAGAAGCTCTGGTTACGCTTAACTACAACTTGGGCGAGTAATCGTTCTACGGGAGGGGCAGTTCACGCTGCCTCTCCCATTTCTGTAGGTGCGTGATGGCTACATTTCTTGACATGACTAACGAGGTGCTTCGTCGTATTAACGAAGTGCCTATTGCTGAATCTGACTTCAGCACCACGCGCAATATTCAAGGTCTTGCGAAAGACGCTGTAAATAATTCAATTAGACACATTCTTCAGTCTGCGCAGCAGTGGCCTTTTACTGTCACTGTTTATGAACAAGTTCTTGTTGCAGGCACACGGGAGTATAACTTCCCGGCTGATCTTTCAGTGATCGATTATGAAAGCTTTTATACGCAGCCCAGCACGTCACTTAATACCAGTGGTGGTGCGTTGGGTCAGATGGATCACGATCAGTATCAAAGATATTACCGCGCTGCTGATGATCAGAGGCAGTCTGGCGAGTATGCAGAACCGACTCACGTTTATAAGACGCAGCAGAATAAGTTCGGTCTGACGCCCACGCCCGATAAGGCGTACACCGTCGAATATAAATACTGGTCATTCCCCGCTGATCTCAGCAATGCAACTGACACACCCGTTATTCCCGACAGGTTCAAGCATATCATCATCGAGGGTGCGATGGTGTTCTTGATGCGCTTCCGTTCCAACGAACAAGCCGCAGCCATGCACGAGAAGAAGTTTGAAGATGGCATCAATATGATGCGCCGACTTCTTCAGCAGCCCGTATCACAGGTCACTTCGACTGTTGTGAACAAGAACACTAGCTACATCGTCAATGTGTAATGCCAGATCAGCTTCAGACATTCAAAGTATCTTGCAGAGGCGGTCTAGACACTAACCGTGATGTGCTCGCACAAGCAGAGCAAGCACCAGGAAGTGCAGTTCGCCTAATCAATTACGAGCCAGCGCTTGTTGGTGGTTATCAGCGTATCAATGGTTTTACCCACAATTACGGTACGCTTACAGGCACAGGCAATGTTCTTGGCCTAGTTGTAATGGACGGGATAGGAATTGTTGGTGCTAGACGGCCTTCTAGCGGCGGCAACTTTCTATATAAATGGAACGGTTCATCGTGGGACACGATCAATACAGTCGCTAGACCAATTACATCGGCTGTTAAGAAGGTTCGCTTTACCAAATACCGCTGGACTGGGCCTACCCTTGTAGGGTGCGACGGCGAAGACTTCGCATTTAAGTATCATATTAATAGTGGCGGCACGGCTAGTTACGCAGAGATCAGTACATCCCCTGCTCCAGCCAAGCCCAAGTTTGCCGCCGCATTTAAAAATAGACTGTTCTTAGCAGGCAATAGTGGCGAGGAGTCGCTGCTTTATTACTCTGCATCTAACGATGATACAGATTTTACGACAGCCAGCGGTGGTGGGGCTATTAACGTAGGCTTTGAAATCAATGCCATTAAGCCATTTCGTGACGCTCTCTACATTTTCGGTCGGACAAATATCAAGAAACTGACTGGGTCTACGACCAGTAACTTTGTTGTTCAGCCTGTAACCGAAGACATTGGTTGTGTAGCTGGCGATAGTGTTATCGAGATTGCAGGCGATCTTCTCTTTCTTGGACCAGACGGTATTCGCCCCATTGCAGGTACAGACAAGATTGGTGACGTCCAGCTTGAGACAATCTCTAAGCGTATTCAGAACCTAGTCAAAGGCAACATCGAAAACTTTGATCTAGAAAACTTCACTTCAGTAGTGATCAGAGGCAAGTCCCAGTTTCGTTACTTTTTTGATGAAGATTCTGAATCAGGAATTATCGGTGGTCTGAGAGAGCAGCCGCAAGGCGGTATTAGTATGGAGTTCTCAACGCTGTTGGGAGTTCCTGTTACAGCGGCAGATAGCGGGTACATCGGTAAAGTCGAGACGATTGTACACGGCGATGAAAACGGAAAAGTATACGATCATGATTTAGGAAACACCCAAGATGGCACAAATATCGTGTCGGTGTTTCAGACCCCATTTATCGATTTTGGGGATACAGAGTTGCGGAAGAACCTTCACGTAGTCGCGGTTTTTCTGGATACGGTAGCAGCCACAGACATTACGTTCTCCCTGCTCTACGACTACGAAGACACAAACACGTTCAACCCCGCCAACTTTAATATTGTTGATCCGGGTACAGCCGCGACTTTCAACGAAAGTTTGTTCGACAGTACGGCTGAATATGACGGAACGCCCTCACCAGTTATCCGAAAGTACGTTTCAGGTTCAGGTCGATCTGTATCCCTTAGATTTGTGACGACTGAAGATCAGGCTGCACACGCTATTCAAGGGTTCGTGATTACTTTCGGTGTAGGAGATAAGAGGTAATGGCAGGTTACACCAGACAAAGTTCAGCAGATATTACGGCTGGCGCAACCGTCAGGGCAGCGCCTATCAATTCTGAGTTGAACCAAGTCGTAGATGCATTCAGCAATACTACTGGACACAAGCACGATGGATCTACCGCTGAAGGTCCGGTCATCGGTTTGATAGGTGATGCGGGAGAAACTGCACCTAACAATAAGGTTGTTATAGACACAACCAACAACGAGATTGAATTCTACGTTGAGGTAAGCAGCAATCCAGTTGAACAGGTAATCATCAAAGATGGTGTTATCGAACCTACTACAGACGATGACATCGATCTGGGTTCTACCACTAAGCAATTCAAAGACCTTCATCTAGATGGCACTGCTAATATTGATAGTCTGGTTGCAGATACAGCAGACATCAACGGTGGCACAATCGATGGTGTGACTATAGGCGGCTCATCTGCCGGTGCTGTAACAGCCAGCAGCCTTGTAGCAACTACTGCCGACATCAATGCAGGTACGATTGACGGCACAGACATCGGCGGCAGTTCACGCGCTGGTGCAGACTTTACGAATCTTACAGCCAATGGAACAATCAGTTTTAGTGGCGGCACTGTCAGTAATCTTGGCACTGTTACCACTGCTGACATTAATGGTGGGACTATTGATGGCGTAACCATCGGTACGAATTCTGCTGTTACTGATCTGCGCGTCGACAATCTGAAGCTTGACGCAAATACAATCTCCGCAACAAATACAGACGGAAGCATTACAATAACGCCAGCCGGTACAGGCTCGGTGGTAATTGGTGCTGCCGATATCAATGGTGGCGCTATCGATGGGACAGCTATCGGTGCAGCTTCCGCTTCTACTGGTGCATTTACTACGCTGACAACATCCGGTCAGGCCACTCTTACTTCGGCTGACATCAACGGTGGTACAGCCGATAATATGGTTATTGGTGGTTCTACTCGTGCGGCAGGTAGCTTTACTACCCTGAGTGCAAATGCGGGTATTACAGGCGACTTAACAGGTAATGTGACTGGCAATCTGACAGGCAACATTACAGGTGATATTACCGGCGATGTGACAGGTGATCTTACGGGTAATGTTACTGCTTCGTCAGGAACTACCACGCTAAACAACCTGACCGTAAACGGAACTGCCAACTTTACAGCTACCGCTCTGACCAACGTAGTAGATCCAACAAATGCGCAGGACGCAGCAACCAAGAACTACGTGGATACAGAGCTAGCTAGCCTCGTAGATTCAGCACCTGGCGCACTCGATACACTCAACGAACTTGCTGCCGCGATTGGCGACGACGCTAACTTCAGCACTACGATCACCAACAGCATAGCCACCAAACTGCCACTAGCCGGTGGTACGATGACTGGTGCTATTGCGATGGGCAGCAGCAAGATCACAGGTCTTGGAACACCTACTGCTGGCACAGATGCTTCTACCAAGGCATATGCAGACACTATGCTGCCACTTGCTGGTGGCACTATGACCGGCGGCATAGTGATGGGAAGCAACACCATCACTGGTCTTCCTACGCCCAGCGCTTCAAGCGAAGTAGCAACTAAAGGTTACGTTGATACAACCAACGCAAGTAATACGGCGGCGGCTTCATCAGCTACCGCTGCGGCAACTAGCGAAACCAACGCTGCAACAAGCGCTACAAATGCGGCGACTTCTGAAACAAATGCTGCATCAAGCGCCACTTCTGCTGCCGCTGCATACGACCTATTCGATGATCGTTTCCTTGGGGCAAAGAGTTCAGCTCCGACAGTCGATAATGACGGTGATGCTCTCGTAATTGGCAGTCTCTACTTTGATTCGACCACAGACACTATGAAGGTCTACGGATCGGGCGGCTGGGTTGCTGCTGGATCAACAGTCAACGGGACATCCCAACGACAGACATACGCTGTCGGGACAAACGAAGGTACGTACACAGGCTCAACCACCGTATTCCCGATTGCTTACGATGCAGGATTTATTGATGTCTATCACAACGGTATTAAACTCAACCCAGACAGCGACTTCACAGCTACCAATGGTACAAGCGTCACTCTCGCGACCGCCGCAGCAAGTGGCGATATCGTGGACATGGTTGCCTATGGTACATTTCAACTTGCCAGCTTCAGTGTCGGTGACGCTAACAACGTCGATCTAACAGGGCATCTGACAGGTCATGTACTGACCTATAACGGTACAAACTATGTCCCGTCAGATCAGGGACGGACTGTACATCTTGGTGGTGACGGTTCTAGTGACGGTGTGAGCGTCTCTGACGGTGCTATCTCGATGCGGACGGGTACAGGTAGCCCCGCATACATCGATATGTATTGCGAGGTAAGCAACGCCCACAAAGTTACAATCAAAGCCCCTGCCCATGCCGACTACTCTGGTAATGTAAACTTTACTCTGCCCGGATCAAACGGAACAAACGGTCAGTTCTTACAGACTGACGGTTCAGGCAATCTTACTTATGCAACGGTGGCGCAGCCATCTAATGCCACTACAGGTTCTGCTGGCCTGATGTCTGCTGCAGACAAAACAAAGATGGACGGCATCGAGGCTTCTGCCACTGCTGATCAGACAGCAGCCGAAATCAGGACGCTGGTCGAGAGTGCATCGGACAGCAATGTCTTCACTGACGCCGACCACACCAAACTGAACGCTATCGAGGCATCAGCAGATGTGACTGACACTGCAAACGTGACAGCCGCTGGTGCGCTGATGGACAGTGAGGTGACTAACCTTGCGCAAGTCAAAGCGTTTGATTCGTCAGACTATGCTACGGCTGCACAAGGTTCAACAGCCGACAGTGCTATGCAGAACCTTACGGACGATAGCAGTCCGCAGCTTGCTGCCAACCTTGACACTAACGGCAACGCCATACTTTTCGGATCTTCAAAGTGGAGCATCGAACTCGACACTGGCGATAACGACCTGCTGTTTAAATACAACGGCACGACGGTCTTCAAACTGGCATCGAATGGTGCAGTTACTAGCGCAAACAACGTCACAGCTTTCGGGTCACCATAATGGCAATTGCAGCATCAGGCGCAGTAAGTCTTGCCGACTTTCGGACTGAATTTGTAGGTGGCTCATCTGCAATTTCAATCGGCGACCTGTATCGTGGTGGCAGCCACATACGCGCTAAAGCTGGCAACAACACCGCCACCAACCTCGCAGCATCAGTACCAACCAGCGGCGCAATCGACTTCGACGACTTCTACTCGCAAGCCAAAGGCTTTCGTAAGACGTACAGCAGCGGTGCAACCAACCAAGACGCATCGGCTGTCTTTGGCTCGGATTACGGTGTCGACTATCCCAAAGAAATCGTCATCAACAGCGGTGTCGAACTCGGTGCAACCAGTACATCACAAGAAGCACTCCAGATCGACAGTGGTCTATCCGGTGGTCTGACCATTACCAACAACGGCACACTTTCTGGTGCTGGCGGTTCAGCGAATGGCGGCACGGGTGGTGATGCTTTCGAAGCGAATGTGTCCTGCACTTTAATCAACAACGGCACGATTAGAGCCGGTGGTGGCGGGGGAGGTGCTGGCGGCAGCGGTGGCACTGGTGGCACGGGCGGTCAAGGCACTTACTCCACCAGTGGCTGGAGTTCGTGGAGTTCATATCAATACACTGGCGGTGGTGCTAGTGATCGAAGTGTTCAGCAGTACACAAATCGGGCGTGGTACTGGGATGGTTATCTAGCCAACACTTCAACTGGTACTACTTCAATTACTAATGGCGGGAATGAGTATCAGATCGGTACAGTGCAAGCAGTAATACCAGCTTATCCCATCTACCTTTACTCAATTCGTCGCAGAACACCCGTCAGTAATACTTATTACACAAACGGTGGCTCAGGCGGTTCGGGCGGCTCTGGTGGAAATGGCGGTGTAGGCCAAGGATACGGACAATCTGCTGCATCAGGAAGCGGTGGTTCATCTGGCTCTGGCGGTTCTGGTGGTGGCACAAACGCCGGGTCAGGCGGCACTGGCGGCTCTGGAGGAACAGGCGGATCTGGCGGCGGCTATGGTGCGTCCGGTTCAACGGGCAACACAGGCTCTACAGGCAACACAGGCGGTAACGGCAACCACAGTAACGGTTCAGGTGGCTCTGGTGGCTCTGGCGGTTCGGGCGGTGGTTCTGCTGGTAATTATATTCGTGGCTTTTCTAATGTCACTCTTACGCAAAACGGTACTGTGCAGGGAGGCACAGCATAATGGAATATAGTATCCCAGAAATTAATAATGGCTTGGCTAAGGTCGTATTTCCAGATGATACATGGACGTACATCCCTTTGACCGCAGACATGACGGAAGCGGACCTCGATGACATGGTTCATCGTATGACGCCCCCGCACCTTCTTAGTGGAACAGCACCATCTTTCTTATCTGCCGGTGCAACGAGAACGGCTGCAGAGAAACCAGCAGAAGAATATGTCGATCCACGTCCTGAGTATTTGCAGAAGCGGGAAGAAGCCTACGGATCGGTTGCGACACAGATCGAATTTATAACAGAGAACGGACTTGATGCTTGGGTGGCAAAGGTCGCTCAGATTAAGACCGACAATCCCAAGCCGGAGTAAGCCATGACACGCACTCGCAATATGTCAGACCTGTTGGATAGCAGCGGCGACGTTAAGTCGGGTGCGCTTGACAACGTACCTGCTTCAGACAATGCATCGGCTCTTACATCAGGCACACTGCCTGACGGAAGATTTCCGGCTACATTGCCAGCCGCATCAGGCGCAAACCTTACAGCATTGAATGCAACCAACGTAGCGTCCGGAACTCTGGCTGCAGCACGTCTGCCTGCAGAGATTGTCTCTAGCGACAGCACACCGCAGCTTGGTGGCGATCTTGATGTCAACGGCAACAGCGTTGTTTCTGCATCTGATGGAAACATTGCTATCACGCCAAACGGCACAGGCTCTGTTGTAATCGACGGACTGTCACATCCACAAGCAGACGGAAGTGCCGGTCAGTTCATGAAGACAGACGGCAGCGGTCAACTTAGCTTCGCGACAGTAGACCTTACTGCAATCAACATACTTACGGATACAAGCCCTCAGCTAGGTGGGAACTTAGATGTCAATGGAAATAGTATTGTTTCTGCTTCCAATGGTAATATTGCTATCACTCCAAATGGCTCTGGCTCTGTTGTTATTGATGGGTTGAGCCATCCCCAAGCTGATGGTTCTGCGGGCCAGTTCATGAAGACAGACGGCAGCGGTCAACTCAGCTTTGCTACTGTCGATCTCACAGCGATTAACATAGTCACCGATACAACACCGCAACTTGGCGGAACACTCGATACAAATGGTCAGGCAATCCAGTTTGGTTCGAGCAAGTGGACTATCGAGCTTTCAGGAAACAATCTTCTTTTCAAGTACAACGGCACAGCCAAGATCAAGTTCGCGGATGATGGCGAGATCGTGACTGTGGACGACGTAACAGCATTCGGAGCAATCTAAATGCCTATAGGCAGTGGAACAGTAAGGATGTCAGAAATTCGTACAGAGTGGGGACGCTCTGGAACGATTAAGATGTCTGAAATGTACAGGGGTGGTAGCCATGTCCTCGCAAAAGCAGGCAACAATGGTTCTACTAATCTTGCTGCCTCTGTTCCTACCTCTGGTGCTATTCGCTTTGTTGACTTTCGTGATACTGCAAAAGGCTTTCGTAAAACCTATAGCAGTGGCGCAACCAACCAGGATGCGTCATCCGTGTTTGGATCAGACTACGGTGTTAACTACCCAAAAGAGATCGTAGTAAACAGCGGCGTAGAACTGGGTGCAACCAGTACATCACAAGAAGCACTGCAGATAGACAGTGGTTTGGCTGGTGGATTGACGATTACCAACAACGGCACATTGAGTGGCGCTGGCGGTGCTGCTGGTAGCGCAGGCGGCGATGCTTTCCAAGCTGACGTTGCCTGTACTCTCATCAACAATGGTACAATCCGTGCTGGTGGCGGAGGCGGTGGCTCTGGAGGATCGGGTGGCTCTGGCGGCACGGGTGGCCAAGGATCGACCAGCTCTACTTCTTTAGGTAACAGATCATCCCCCGGCACAACGGGGCAGCACCATTACTACCGCAATATTTATTACGGTCACTACCAAATTAGATGGCAAGGCTCTGGTTTGAGAACAGGCACGCAAGGCGGTCAAGCCGTCCCGTGGGATAGTGGTGGTTATCGTTACAATTCTGGCTTTTCGGTTTGGTTAAATGCTGGTGGTGGCGATTACTACTACGATCTTTACAGAGATCAATTCATCACAAATTACACCTATTATAATGGCGGCGCTGGTGGCTCTGGCGGTTCAGGTGGTTCTGGTGGTGTAGGTCAAGGTTATGGCCAATCTGCTACGTCAGGCTCTTCTGGTAGTGGCGGTTCTGGTGGCTCTGGAGGTGGCACGAATGCCGGTTCTGGTGGCACGGGCGGAACTGGCGGAAGTGGTGGTGCTGGAGGTGGCTACGGTGCGTCTGGTTCATCAGGAAATACTGGTTCAACAGGAAACACTGGTGGCAACGGCAACCATACCAATGGTTCTGGCGGCTCTGGCGGCAGCGGTGGGTCTAGTGGTGCAGCAGCAGGAAAATACATCCGCGGTTTAAGCAATGTAACCTTGACCCAAAACGGAACTGTCCAAGGCGGGACTGCTTAATGGAAATGGCATTGATCATAGACACTCTTGTTGGCCTTGTTATTGGCGGCTTGGCATACTTTCTTTCAAGCCAAGCAAAAGAACTTAAGCGAGTAGAAGTTCTTCTTTCACGTACAAGGGAAGACTACGCGACTCGTAATGATTTGCGGGATGATATGTCTCGTTTAGTTGACGCTCTACATAGAGTCGAGGACAAGCTCGACCGCGCACTGAGCAAGGAGTAGATTATGGCTCGAACAGAATTTAGCGGCTTTGATGATGGCGACCTTCGCAAAATCGCCAACAGATTAGGCTTCAGTTCGTCTGCGCCTCTATCTCAATTGGCTAGCTTCTTGTCAGAGAACCCCGCAAAAGCAAGACAGTTTATGAAAGTGCAGAACGCAGCCGTAAAAAAGATGGCTGTTGGCGGAAATGTTACTAGGAAGAAAACAGATACAGATCCTCTAGCGCAGCAGTATGGTCAGGGTTTCAGCGACCCAGACATGGCAGGCATTCAAAACATCTCAGCAGGAAGACTTACATCGGCAGGTGACTTCATCACCGAAGATGCAAGACTGCAAGCAACTGCTATCGATGGAACAGATGAGAGCCAATACATAGGTCCGACAGCCGGACAGGCTGCAGCGACCACCCCTGCTGCCACAGTTACGCAGGGTACGGCTACGACAGCAGCAGCCCCAACAACGATGACTGCCAATACGGTAGATAACGTAGCCCAGAGTGCAGACAATCTTGCTTCAACTCTTTCTCAAAACACTGCAGCGCAAGGCACAGTAGGTGATAATTCACTGTTGACTGCGGCTACACAAACCCCAGCTACAACCGCACTTGCAGGACAGCAAGCCCAACAGATAAATCAAGCACAACAAATCACCGCTCCCACTAGAACGCTTCAGGAAGGCGAGACTTTTTCTGGGGCAGTAGATATGACTGCAGCCAACACAATGGCTGACCAGACAGCTTCTACAGCCGCTACAGCCACGCCTACGCAGCAAGCTACGGTACAGGGTCAACTGTCAAACTTGATGCAGGACTTCGAGGGTGGTCAAACCCCGGCGTGGGCTGCGGGGGCTATGCGCCGTGCAGAGGATACTTTAGCGGCCCGTGGCCTTGGCGCTTCGACTATAGCAGGACAAGCGATCATCCAAGCAGCTATGGAATCAGCTATGCCTATCGCTCAGGCAGATGCTCAAACGATTGCTGGTTTTGAGATCAAGAATCTGTCGAACAGGCAGCAGTCTGCAATGATGGCAGCACAGCAACGTGCGCAGTTCCTGCAGCTAGATTTCAATCAGGACTTTCAAGCGCGTGTGGCTAATGCTGCTAGGATTGCCGATGTCGCCAATAGAAACTTCTCAGCAGAGCAGCAGGTGGCACTGGAGAATGCACGACTAGCGCAGACGGTTGATATCCAGAATATGAATGCAAGGCAGGCCATTACGATGGCACAAGTTGCTCAGATGTCTACGCTGGAACGGCAGAACCTTACAAACCAACAGGCAGCAGCAGTGCAGAATGCACAGGCCTTCCTGCAGACCGACATGACTAATCTGTCGTATGAACAGCAGACGGCGCAGATAAACAGTCAAGCTCGTATTCAGAGCATGTTTAGCGACACTGCAGCAACCAACGCTGCCCGTCAGTTCAACGCCACTAGCTCCAATCAGACTGACCAGTTCTTCGCTAACCTTGATGCATCTGTATCGCAGTTTAACGCCACACAATCTAACTCGATGTCGCAATACAATGCAGGTCAGACCAACGCTATATCGCAGTTCAATACACAGCTAAAAAATCAAAGAGAGCAGTTCAACGCACAGAACCGCCTTGTAGTTGATCAAGCTAACGCACAGTGGCGCAGACAGATTGCTACGGCTGACACAGCAGCGGTGAACTTTGCCAATCAGTTTAATGCTGAAGCACTGCTGGATGCATCTACCACTGCATACAACGACCTATGGCAGTACAACCGTGATCTTCTGGAGTGGGCTTGGACATCGTCAGAGAACGATAAGTCGCGCATGACAGAGATGGCTATCTCAGAGATTAACGCAAAGACCCGGACGGATCTCGCCAAGATGGCGCAGGACCAGTCTAACAGTGAAGCCATCGGCGGTTTCATCTTCGACATTGTCAAGCCGGGCATATCCGACTTCGTCGGCGGATTGTTTGGATAGGGATTAAAGATGTCTAACGATACAGCAAGCAAAGCTTACATTGAGATAATGCGGCTAGTGAACGAGCAAGATGCTCAATCGGGTCGGTTCAAAGCCGATGTTCAGGATCGCATGCTTGGCATGATGCGGCGGCAAGCTAACGCCCCTGAAAAGCCAGCACCATCTCAAGCTATGGGCGCGACACAGGATCAGAAAAGCTACATAGCCAACTATGTGCGCACTATCCAGCAGATGTACGGAGATGCTCAATGAGAAGTCCTGAAAACCCCCTTCTCGATGGCCCTATACCCGGACAATCTTTAACGACTGAACCGGGCAATCGTCCGTGGGAAAATCCACCAAAGATGTCGACGCTCGAAGAAGCCGTAGACTTCTACATGAAGCGTCTGTCTGACCCAGAGATGATGAACAGGATGCTGGACATCCTTGAAGAAACTGAACTGCCTATCACTGCGCTTGTCGAAGTGATGACAATGGGTGGTGTTATGCAGGGTCTTCACAGCGTAGACATCAGCGTCATGATCAGCCCGATCCTTGTAGAGTTTATCAAAGGCGCAGCCGACAAAGCGGGAATTGAATACACGCTTGGCACTGAAACAGAAGGCCAACATAGCCCAGAGTTGCTTCGCTCTGTAATTACAGAGATGCGAGACAAGCCGCCTGTGGAAGCGGTAGATGATCCGTTTTTATCGGATGCAGCCCCTGCCCCAGAACCTGAAGAAGAGCCAGTGGTTGAAAGCCTCATGGCAAGACGGAGTGCATAGATATGGCATTTAGTATAGCAGCAGGACTTGCCGGGTTTTCCAAGCGGGGCATGCAGTTCAATGATGAGCAGCGTCAGCTTACAAACGACAACATCAAGACAGCCGTTAATCTGGTGGCTACGGATGCACTTGAGCAACGCCGAGCTAGAAAAACAGTAAGAACTCAATACGTGGATACAGCAGAAAAGCTGAGTTCATTGGGGCTTAACGGTGCGCAGATAGAAGCTGCCTATGCAAGATATGGCAATGATGCAGGCACAACCATAGGGAGTGAACTGAAAGCACATACAATTGCTTGGCAAGATCAGCAAAGACGTGATGGTAAGCCCACAGAGTGGACTAAGAACGATACAATTGACTGGCTGAATAAAACTATTGCTGTACCAGAAGGTGCAGTCAGCAGACCTATTGACGTGCAAGCAGCGGCTTATGTCGATACTCGCATGCCGCAGACAACTGCTGACTTCGGTGCGCTTGCACAGAGTATTGTTGCTGGCTCTGGTGAAATCACTATGCGTCCGTCAGACAAACGCGCTGATGCTATTCGCAATCAAATGCTGTCGTCTTTCCAAGCAGCTTCTGGTGGTATTGAAGAGACGCAGCCAGGTGCAGTGTTCAACGCCTCTGGTGCGACAGTAAACATGCAACCTAATGCAATCGATGCGCTCGATTTCAGGACGAAATCAGCTACGACAGAGACAGCAGAAAATCAGTCAACGATTACAGGTGCTGAAGCTAAATATGCGGATGTAAAGGGCGGACTTCAGATTGAAGCCCTCACCACACGAAATCTTCTCGACAAAGACAATTTAGCTTTCTTGAAAGAACAGCAACCCCTACTGCTCGAACAGCTTGAAGCGCGGATCGAGGGGCTGAACTTGGACAACGCTCTGGCCGAAGCCACTCAAGCAGATAACATTGAAAAATCATCACTTGCGGTTGCTCTAGATAGATTGCGCGAGGACGCAATGGGTCTAGATATCCAACTCAAAGAACTGAAGCTTGAACAAGACCCACAACTGTTTGAGAAGCAGATGGAGCAGCTTGGCCTTAATATCACCGCTGCTACATACGACAACATGATGAAGAAGGTAGACGCAAGCACTGCAGGCATTCGTGCTAGCCTCGCTCTTCAGCTACAGCGTATCCAAGTCGAACAGGGCAGTCTTCGTACTACACTTCTGGGTGAGCAGATCGAAGGCGAACAGAACAAGAATGCTCTGGCGGGTGTTAATTCAGAAATTCTTGATCAGCGTCTGGCACTGCTTAAAGAGCAGGTCGCTGATGCACGGACGCCAGCCACGTTCCAAGCTGCAATCCTTGAGATTGATGGTGCGTTGCAGGATGTCGATCCATCTGATCCTGAATACGATCAGCTTATAGAATCAAAAGACAACGTCCTTGCTTCACTGGCCATGTACACAGATGCCACCACTAAGGATAGAGCAAGCACTGATCCTAAATTCCCTTCACTGACATCTAATTACAATACCACTTTGAAAGCCAAGCTGAATGCGAAGGGCTTGGACGGAAAGATTAAGTATCTGAAAGATGAAGTGACAGGTGCTGTAACACCTACATGGGAAGGCACTGACGACGCTAGGGTGGCATTCACAACTGTAGTCGAAAGACACAGAGCAACTTACGCCAATGCTATTCGAGGATTTGAGCAAGGTCCGGAGGCTATTGCAGCTCTCGGTCTAACCTTCGACCGGATTCCTGTGAATGACGTGTATGTTGGATCGCCTAGTGGTAGCGGCGGTGCTCAAACTGTCATATCCCCACTTACAAGGTCGCAGCTTGGAACAGTCTACATGATGCCTGATGGTACGCTGGTTCAAGTAATAGAAAAAGACGGTAAGCCCCATCTTGATACAATCGATTAAGGCAGATTCATGGCTATAATTTATACTCAAGAAGACGGGTTTGCCGATGATGATACTAATGCTGCTATACCGACTCGTCGCACTAGACCTACACCAGATGACATTACCGTTGATGGGTTGGCTTCTAATGAAGGCTACCTAAACAACGTCCGTGCCTACATGTCTGACAGGCTTGGCGATAAGGGAAAGCAGCAGGATGATGAAGAAAACGAAGATTACGTAGAACGGTTTTTGACCCACATGCGGTCATTTGAAAACCGCTCCATAGAGCTTACTGGTCAGATCGACTACATGCGCAAGGCAAACGCAGATCAGCGCAAGAAGTTTTTAAACGCATACACCTTGTACAACCAGCTTCCCGGCTTCATGAGTGAAGGTGGCGGTGGCGTGGGCAGCGCTATTGCTGACTATGCGTATTACAATATAGCTGATCCTGTTAATATCGCCGGTCTTGGTGTTGGCAGTATTGCTGCCAAGCAACTGGCAAAGCAGGGTGTAAAAGGACTGATGCTGGGTATGGCCAGATACGGTGCTGTTCCGTTTTTGACGGACGGCACTATTGGTGCTGGCATGGACTTAGGTCTGCAAAAGGTAGAGAAAGAAACAGGCATTCGCGACGAATACGATTTTGGTCGTACCGGCATAGCATTTGGTGCTTCTGGAGCAGGCAGTGCAGCGGCGCAGGGCATTGGGCTTGGTTTATCAAAGGGGGTAAACTCGGTCTTTGGTAGAGACTTAGCGGATGAAGGAACAGAAGCCCTGCTCGATGCTAATGCGGATCGCGCACTAGCTCGTAACGATGGCAACAGAACACCTGAACAAGTAGCCATTGATTCACTCGATCCAGATCCAGTCCGTACAGCGCGTGTAAAAGCATCTCCGAATACGCCAGACGCACCCTTTGATGCGCCTCGTGGCAGGGCTATTTTGGATAGGATGGCCGGTGAATCGGGTGACATGATAAGCCCAGAACTAAGACTGGATATCAACAGATATGTTTATGATTTCCTCAATGAAATGCTTGAGGACTTGCCAAACAAAGAACTCGCTCTTCAGCTACGAACCCCCTCTGGTGAGCGAGTAGCCGATGAGCAGATTTCAGATACAGTATTCCGTGTATTGCAAAACGAGGATCTTGTAGGTCGGTTGGACGAAGACGCTCTGAGTGGTGCTCTAGCAAGAAACGGCGTATCTGCTGAAGAGTTTGCACAGATATACCGTGTAACTGTAGGCGATGCTGCTCGACAGATGAACGCCGCTAGCCAGTTTGCAAAGAAACTCGCCAGAGCCGGTGTTCTTGATAGGACACGTACAGATGCACTTACAGCTTACCTGACCGATAAGAAACCTGTCGGCATAATTCAAAGGGGCGTTCAAGCCTTCGCCAATCCCACCGGAACAGCAATGACGCTGGATAGAAACCGGCGAGGTCTTCTGGTTTCACAGATTCCTACACTAATCCGAAATGTTGGAACTACTGGCATTAGAGGAACTATGGATGCGGCTGCAGACATTATCGATGCAGCAGGTTTTTACGCTATTCGTAAAGCGCAGAAGGCACTAGGTCAGGACGTACCTGATTATAGTCTTGGTTCTGCCTTGTCAGATGCATTTGGCATGGTGCGCAATCTCAACGATCAGGGCTTTAGTAAAGATGTTGTAGCAGCAACGCTCGGCAGCAACCCAAAGCTACTACAACAGATATCTAGAAGCCTGACAGATATCGGAGATGGTGAACTAGCTGCCCCTGTGCGACTGTTGAATTACTTCAACATGACACACGACGGCCTTGTTAGACGAGCCATATATACGTCTGCTCTTGAAAAGCAGCTTAGACGGCAGACCGGCCTGAGCATTGCAGAGACAATAGCTAAAAAGGGCAAAGTTCCGCTGGAGTTCCAGCAGAAGGCAGTTAGAGAAGCATTAGAGTTTACGTTTGCTGACATGCCTACTGGCCCTTGGCAAAGTCGCTTTGTTCAATTGGTAGAGCGAATGCCGTTCATTGGCACGAGTGTCTTTACCTTCCCTCGATTTACTGTATCTGCCCTAAACTTTACAGCTAACTATGTTCTTGGTGGCAAGGCAGGCAAAGGCGTTTACAAACTTGCTAGAGGCGCTGCCACTGGCAATGAAAAGTTTTTGAACGAAGGCATGACTGATGTGTCCAAAGGCATAATCGGAACATACATGCTGTTTGAATCGGTAGCACATCGGGCTGCAAACCAAGATGTGAAGTGGTTCGAGTACAGAGACGAAGAAGGTAAGATAGGCGATCTACGGCCCTTCTTCCCCTTAGCCCCCTACCTTCTGGTTGCAGACATACTCGTTAAATACCCCAGACTACTGGGAGTAGATGTCCCCGATGTACCCGTAGAAAAAAGTCTGCTCAGGTCTGCTAGAAGAGGTCTTGGCAACCTTACCAACAATACCATTGGAGACTCCGATTTCCGTGAAGACGTGGGTGAAATGGGTACAGGCAAGAGTCTGCCTACCCGTGACATTGTTGAAGGCTTATTAGGAACTAGGCTGGCGGGAACGCAGCTTTACATCATTGATGGCTTGTTCAAGGCAGCACAAACAGAAGGTGAACTTGGCGGAACAGCCAGCAAAGACTCAATTGGAAATCAAAAGTTGGCTGAATTAGCAGGCAACTTCTTTGGTGAATTGTTTGGTGGGCCACTTAACGTCAACTTTGTAACCGGATTAGTACGAGATATTGTTCGCACTTTTGATAGCGAAGAAGCCATTGTGCGCGACATGAGAGGACAGCGTGGAAACACTACAGGCGGTCGTTTTGCCGACTCCTTCGTGACAGCGGCTACACGCGGCATTCCTTACATGAATCAAGATAGACCGCCTTTGGAGAGCGCAACAAGACCCGGCAACCTTACGTATCAAAGTCCTCTAGTTACTACCTTTACAGGTATTAGAAAGACAGAAGCTCGTACTGGCTTAGAAGACGAAATTGTAAGACTTGGTATTACCTACAACGAAATCAATCCATCTACAGGTGACGCAGAAGCAAACCGGCTGCTGACTAAAGAACTCGGAATAGTAGCGCCTGACTTAGTGAATATATCTAGTGGTTCGTATCAGAACATGACTGATGCTGAAAAGAAAAATTACATAATCGACACGTATGCCACAGCCCGAAGTATTGCTCGTGAAATAGCAATCGGAAAAAGCTCTATGGATACGGAAACTGTCACCGACGAAACAGGTAAGGAAAGACAGTTTTCTGTATTTGACAGGCAGCAATGGGGCGCAACCCCTCAAAGAATTAGAACTGTAGTCAACCAATATTACATAAAAAATTTCGGGGCTACCGTTGAACAGCTAGGTGCATACCGTGCTGGCAATGCGTATGCCAAAGCCGAAAGAGGCAAGTTTAAGTAATGGCCGCAAAAGATATGTACATAGATCAAATCATGAATGAAGCACTGGGCAAGCAAAAGCCTAGTCTTGATGTCGATGCATTGATGGATGAGCAAGAGCAGGTTGATAGCATGGTCAGCCAGTACGACACTGGCTACAGACCATCTAGCAACGAGCAGTTTGCTGCCGGTGCAAAGCAGTTCGCACTGGATAGCGCAGACCTTGCTGTCGCTATGCTGGGTGGATCTGGCATAGCTGAAGCAGTTGGTGCAGGCGTAGAGAACCCTGTAAGCGCACTGACGACAGGCGAAGAAGTAAAGCCCATACCGTCCCTTGCTGAAGACGTAAAAGAAGGCAGGACACTCGATACTACACTGAAGACCGTAGGTGTTGCTGGTGATGCTCTGCAGCTTGGTGGTGCATACCTAGCTGCTACAGGCGCAGGAGCTATTCCAGGTGGCATCATGTTCGGTGCTGGAACAGGCCTGAAGTTCGGTTCAAAAGCCGTGTCTAAGTACGGTGATCAGATACAGGATGGACTGCGTAAACTGTTCGACCTTGATCCAGAGGCGGCTGAGAGGGCTGCAGAGCGTGTAGATAAGTTTGCAGACGACGATAAGCCTGTCGGTGCAGCTATCAGCATGATCAGTGCTGAGACTAAGAAGACACGCAAAGCAACAGCCGCACCTTCTTTGGTTACGCAACCTAATCGCGTCAAGATAGATGTAGAACCCGACGAAGCAGGTCTGTACAGCCGCCTAGATGCGTCTCTCGAAAATGCTCCGGAAAAAGCTAATAGTAGACAGTGGCTGAAGTTTTTCCGTGATCAGGGCATTCGTACTGACGAGTTATCGCTACGCCTTCCTGAGATAAACGATGACGTAAGCAACACTTTCTCGCTTGAAGAAATACAGACGATGCTTCGAGAGCGTCCTATTACGATCCGGGACAGAGAGCTTTCTTACAATCCGAATTCGGCTGTGCAGCCTTTTTATGACGTAGACGGTACAGGCGACCTTACCCTGCGTCCGGGAACAGGAAGTAACTTTGCAGCAGCTAGGCTGGGTGATGTGGCAGGAACACCTCAGTACGGTGGTTTTTCACTTGTCATACCGGATAAAAAAGGAAGGGTGACAACAGGAGAAATTGCAAGAGGTGATGCTGAAACTTTCAATTACCGTGAATTCCCCGTTCAAGTCACGAGCAATGTAAGACGTGGTGTAAGCCAAGAACTTACCGAAGACCAAGCTAGGTTAATCGATGAAACAGAGCTTGCGATGGCTGATGCCGGAGTACCTCTGGGGGAACTTGATGAAGACATCATGAATGTAGTGCGAATGAAGCACACGGAATTGGTTGACAAAGGGCTGGGCTTTGAGGACGCAGATGAATTTTACGAGAAGTGGGCCGAACACCATTTCTACGATTACA